TTGCAGTCTTTCCAATAGACAATACAGAAGCTGCGGCTGATCTACTGAACAATCCTACTAGATTAGCAAGACTTTTTGTTATACCTTTAAATATATTGGCAATTTGCTTTTCTAAAAACGGAGCAAACGTTTTTGTCATCATCTTGCCTATATTAGCCACAATATTACCAGCAGCTTTTTGAATACCCTTAAAAGGTCCATCATTAAAAATACTAGTAATAGAAGCTAATAATCCTCCACCCAAAAGCCCGACACCAACCAAACCTAGCGTCGCGAGAGTACCGAGACCTCCCCCTTTCTTTTCTTTAACTTGTTTATCATCTATATTAGATATCTTTTTCATTCCAGGTAAACTAGAAAGATCTTTCAGAGCATCTCGTGTAAATCCGCTTACCCTTACAGCAGGTTCTTTTTCTTCAAGACTCTTAAAGGCATTTTCCTTTACGGCAACCTTTGCAGCTACCGTTACTTTTGGTTTTTCTTCTACTTCTTTCTTTTCTTTTGCGGGAGATATTGATTTCTTAATTTTTTTTGGTTTAACTTTTACATCTATCTTCGGTTTCTCGAAAGGCATATCTGTCTGCTTTTCTATTTTTGCCAAGAGCATTTTTTGAAGTTTATTCCACTTTAATGCACTCAATATAGAAGACTTTTCATCCGCGCCAAAAATATGCGCAAAGCTGATTTTTTTATCAAATACGAAAGTGACCTTTTTAACAGCTTTAGATAATTTGTTGATAAGTTGATGCTGTAATTTATCCCATTCTAGATAGCGTAAAAATCTTGATGTTTTAGAAATCACGCCCGACATATGAGGTGGCGAATATATATCACTAAGTGAAATTTCTTTAAACGATAGTGGGCTAACTGGCATTGCATCCCTAATTTTCGACATTAATGCCCGCTGCATACCTGTCCATTCTTCATAAGTCGCTACTGATTGTCTCGGCGCCATTAATGCGGCTGACGTATTCCCCATTGGCCTTATCAAATCACCTATACTTACTGCACTAAATGATAAATTATCTTTTGGTATACTATTTTCGATCTTATCTAAAAGTTTCCGTATCATGCCTTGGTATCGCGCAGATGTCTTAATACTCATTTGCGGGGCAATACCCAACAGAGATGAAATACTTAAAGGATCTTTAGTGGTTTTAGGTGTAACATCCGTGGCAGTTTTAAGCGTAGTTTCTACTTTTTTAGTAGTGTCTCTAATTGCTTTTTGTGTACCTTCTTTTATTTGATCATTAATATCTTTGCTTATAGCTTCACCGTCTATCATGATAGCAGAAGACTGAATGTTGATATTTTTTAACTTTCTTTGAATTTCAGTTAAAACTGTATCAGCAAAGTGTTTTGCAAAAGATTGATTTTCTTTAAGACCCGTTGATAAAAGAGATAAGACATCTTGCTTATCAAAATCAGCAGATGTATTATTTATGCCTAATTGCGTAAGAATGTCGTCCATAATGTTTTAATTATTTATGAACTACACTAATCCTTGCATATTAATTCCCTGTGGAATATTATTATCTAATACATTATATTGTCCAGGCTCTCTATTGCGTTCTTCCTGTTCTTTAAGCCAATATGCCCAATATAATTTACGTTCTTGAGGACACAGAGATTCAACATATTCAGGAGAAAATGATGCATAGTGTACTAAACGGAATATTTCCTGAAATATATTATGCGGATTGTCAGTAAAAAGAAGTTTTAAGAAATCGTAAAAAAACTTCCGTCTATTGTTAACCTCCGTTCGTACTTTTCTCCATCAAATTCAAAATTCACCAGTTCAATTTTATCCATTTCAATACGAATCTGATTGATATAACTAATAATATCCTTCAATAAACTAGCCTTAAAAGCTTCTATGACTTTAATACGATCGGCAAATTTAAATTGATTCCAATTTATAGGAATTAGATTATCGTCGTCTTTAACATATACATTACTGATATATTTTACAATTTCACTAATATATGCTTCTCCAACTGTTTTACGAAGTTCATCAAGACTTTCAATTTCAATTTCGGTAGAATTGTTACGAAGTTCCTTTTCTAGAGAATATTCTGTTCCAATAGTAGGAACAGAGCACTCAACTTTAAAATAAGCATCTTCGGCCATATATGCAGGAACATTAGCAATTGTATCTAGTGCAATACTTAAAATCTTAGTAATATCAAGTTCAACATTTACTTTAGGACCCTTCTTCGTTTCTACCTCTACTTCTACGGTTGGACCGATGCTTCTAGCGCGAAGAGCCAGTGCTAGAATGAGTTTATCAATGATAGTTAAACGATCGATGTCAATTGTTATATCCTGGCAATTCTCGCGAAGTATTTCTCTGAACGTATAAATAAATTCTGTATTATAAATAGGAGAATCAATAACAGATTTTACTAAACGCTTTTGCTGTGATGTATTTATTTCATTGAAAGGGATATCTCTCTTTAAAGAAGGTATTCTATAATGAGAAGCATACGTTATATCTTTTCTCTTAATAATTTTTGTTATCTGATCAACAGAAGTAATAGGCTTGATAGGTGACTGCATCTGTTCAATTGCAATAGGTGGTACATTGTTATTTTCGTCCATGTAGAAACTCCTTAATTTTTGTATAAATATTTATATAACGATAAAGGATATCCACTATATGCCAATTAAAATAGACGGATCCGAAAGTATATCTTTACACGATGCCTTTTGGACAGCTCTCACAAATAATTCAGATTCACTAGCATTATCACAATTATGGGTTTGTGGTATAAATTCTATTTCATTGGCATATATTACGGGTGTTATAGCTAATGAAATAGGCAGTTACGAAACAGATTCATGGGGTGTTGGATATGATGTTAGTAGTGTTATAATGAATCCAAAAAACTGGGATAAAGTAACACATGAAAGAGCTGGCGATGTTTATCTTTGGACGCGTGGTGTTTCATTTATCGGTGATGGTATCAACATATCGCGAATAGGCTCCCAGCAAACAGGCGCAATAAAAGGCATGATATCAGATGGCCGTAATGATCTATCTACTGCCAATATTACCTTTCTTGAAAGCAATGTTTCTTTTGTAGACGGCATATTAAGGCCTTGGTCTGTTTTAGTTGGCTATAAGAGTCTTAAAAATGAAAATTTACGTTGCGACATTGAATTATTTGCCCTTGAAAAATGGAATTTAAAGGATCCATTAAAGGTGCGCAAATCATTAGTTTTGCGAAATGCCGTTCCAGTTAATATAGATACAGAAGAATATAATTATACTGGTGATAAATTAATAGAACGACAAGTACAATTTGCTTTTGATCGTTATGAATTAAGAATATATCCTGCGACAACTGATGAAGTCATTACAGGTCCTGCAATAGAAAAACTGATTAATGAACAATTAGGTAAACGTCGCTATTTAATAAGTGAAAAAACACCTTCTAATATCGACGCAGGAAATAAAAACTATCAAGTAAGCGAAACTATACCTACACTTACAACACTCGGAACCAAAAAATATAATATATCTGCTTCTGGAAATAAGAATAAATCTTTACTAGGGGCTATTGGTGATGCTCTTGGTGTGGTTGCGGGAGGTATAGCAAAAGCCCAGGGAATTGTAAATGATGCAACTAGTGCGGTTGCCCAGGGATTGGGTGCATTTGGTTTAAATGATGCCGCTAACGACGTATCAAGATTCAATCAAAAAATTCAGCGCGAAGTAACGCGCCCAATTGCAGAAGTAGTCGGTACAGGCCAAGGAATGGTTAATGGTGTGTCTCGCGTCGGAAGCACTATCAGCAAAATAACGGGTAATTCAAAAGTAAATGCTAGTGACGTAACCGCTGAATTAAATAAAGCGTCCAAACCCGTTAATTAAGTAAAAAAAAACGAATTCTGATCTCTCAGAATTCGTTTTTTATTTCTATGTGTAATATTAAGGAACAACTTGTCCAGAGAACGCGTTCTGATTTGTCCACCACTGATATGCAAGCGTTACATTCATTGTAACAACATTACCATTAGCAGTTGCATCATATGCAATTTCACCAACGAGTGTCGGATAACAACCAATTAGCTTAACACCGCGAACAGTTACACCGTCACGATCAAATACGGCCAAATCAGCATAGGTATCGATACCCTTAGGACCATACGCGCCTACACTGTTTGTTGCTTCATCCGGAAAGGCATTGAACACTGCCTTCTGCCATCCGATAATCTTCTCACGAATATTCAACTGCGCATCACAACGGAACGTAACCGCCCATGCATCACTGCCAGGGAAGTTACCCGATCCAGGAACATTAAACTGCAATCCCATGAAAGGTACTGCCTGATTTGCAATTGCGTATCCTGGAAGAACTGATGTTGTAATATACACGTTATCTTCTTTTTTGATAAAACCACCGGGACCTATATTAATCACGCGCATCTGATGATCACGCGAGAAGTCTTTTTGGAGCGCCTGATTATAGAACGCTCCAATACCCATTCCATTTCCTACTGGTCCTGCCATAAATTATTTCTCCTTTTAATTATTTATACCAACTCACTGAAGTTCTGACCCGTACGGGTTGCAACAAAGTTGATTAAGATAAATTCAGCTACACGAACTGGCTTAATGTAGATATCTACGATCAGTTCGTTACGATCAATTGTTTCAGAAGTGTTGTTACGCTCATCGCAAACGATCATATAGTCATATATACCTTCATTACTCTTTGCAAATGCCAAAACTGGATCAATTGATGCTTTCAGACGATTGCGTGTAAATGGAGTATTCTGTTCGAATACGAAATATCTTGCAATTGGCAGAACAGCCTTCTCAGCCCACAAGAACAGACGGCGTACGTTAATACGATCGAATGCCGAAGGCTTACGCTGCAGAGTCTTCTGACCCCAAACAACATAACCATCACCAGGCCAGTAAACTGTTGGGTTAATGCCATTCTTGTAAAGCAGATCGCGCTGCTTCTGAGAAGGATTAATACCAATGTCCAAAACACCACTCAAGATACCACGTGTCAGACCAGCTGGAGCATACCATGGGAAGAAATTCTTATCAGTCTTAACCATTAAATTTGCTATGAAACCAGATGGAGGAGCCCAAACAAAACGATCACTTATAGTATCATTAACCTTGAACCAGTTTGCATATGTACATGCGAAACTTGTATTAATTCCGCCAAACAGATTCTTTAAAGGCCAGAAGATATGTTGCGAGAAGTTAAGGGTCTTATTATCCATTACCTTCACGTCACCATTACCCTGTACGAAGATATAGCGCAGAGGATCACAAATCTGCAAACAGTCCTTACGAGTAAACTGGCAGAACTGATTGAATATAGTAGCTACCGATTCATAGAGATCCGAGGCTTCAGAAGCACTACCATTACTCTGGCTCAAAAGACCGTCACTGTCTGCATCAAACGTATGTGCGTTCAGAATACCGTTAATATATACTGTATCATCGAAAAGTTCTTTAATACGAGTATTTCCCGTACGTGTTGTCGTTCCAGGAGCCCAGTTATTCAGATCAAGATTCATACCGGTCCAAATGGTTCCAAGACCACCTTCTAGTACTAAATCTACACGAAGAACTTCATAATTCTCTGCAAGTCTTAAAGCTTTCTCAACCTTACGTGGTAAATTACCAATAGACTTTTCTAGTTCCGCGTTACAAGGAACAGCTTCACCCACACCATACATACTATCTGCTGGCTGGCAGAAAGTCTGTTTTGCTGCATTGATGTCGTCAAATATAACCTTTGCCGAATTATGAGGTTCAGCAGGAACGGTACCAATTACATCCGTAGATTCTGTACCAATGATATCGCGCGATCCGCAAACAACACGTACAAACTTTGTAGGTTCTTGTGTCTGAGAATCAAACCAGTTACCACTGAATTTCGAAATATAAGGATTTACGAATACTTTCAAATTATTCGATGCATTATTAACCACATCTTCAAGGAAGAAGTTCAAAGGAGCACCACCGTTTTGATTTTGAATCTTACGAGTTGAATCAAGTGATCCGATATATGCTTCGTAAAGTACATTGTCAAGAACGCGTGTATCCTGATTATAGATAGAAGGACGAACCTTGAACATGGTTACAACTATGCTATCACCGAATCCACCAAGACCATTATTCGAGAAATCAAAATCTGGTACACTTTCTACAATCTCAGATACGCTACCGGAATGTTCGAAATACGAACCTGTCAGTGAGAATGCAAGCGAATTTGAATTCAAAGTCACCCACTCACTTTCCTGTGAATACTGATTGAAAGATTTAATATTCTGAATAGAATCAAAATTGGATCCCTTATCCATCTTGCTATTATCTGCAATAGCGATGTAATATCCTTCAAACTGATCTGTAACAGTTGTTTTCGCTTCGTTTATAACAATCAACGCGCCATAACCAACATTTGCAAGAATTGTTGTCAAATCATCAGACATTAATCCAGAAACATCGTTTGTTACTGTTTGCTTCCAATTAATACCGCCCTGCAACCAGCTGAAATATGTTTCATCATCAAGAGAAATATGTATTGGCTGACCTAAGAAGTAATGTGTTGCACCATCAGACGATACATTCAAATTACCGGACAACGATGCGACTGTTAGTGTGCTTACTATAGAACCTGAAACAAATGCTACGCTTGCACTAGCCGTACTAAGTGTTGCATAGTAAGACTCAGTCGAAATTGTCTCATCCTTATATATCTGTGAAGATGCAAGGGATGCTGCAGTAAAACCACCATAGATATTCGTACCGCTTGCAGCAACAATACCACCGGATGTATTAAATGTAATACTGACAGGTACTAAAGAACTACCACTTAGCATAGTTCCAACGAAATTAAAAGTATCA